ACCATCTGTGTCTATAAATGGCATCACAAATGAGTTTGGTGCAGCAACTCTATACAAACACGAAACAGGGAATAATCAACTTGATGTATTAGGTAACAAAACTGCGATTAATGCGTTTATTGAATCAGGTGATTTTGAAATGCCTATGGAAGGTAGTGCAGGAGAATTTTTTGTTAAGATAAGAAGGATAATACCTGACTTTGGTAAGCTTGATGGAAACGCTCAAATTACAATAAACCTTAAAGACTTTCCATCAGAGACAGAAGCGTCTTCACCACTTGGACCTTTTACTGTTACATCAAGCACAAAAAAAGTTGACACAAGAGCACGAGGCAGGTTAGCATCACTCAAAATAGAAAACACATCAACTGATGAGTCTTGGCGATTTGGTGCTTTTAGAGCCGATGTGCAACCTGATGGGAGAAGATAATGGTAAAAAAAGATCCAAAAGTGGGAACAGGTAAAAAACCTAAGAAGTCTGGTAGACGTTTATATACTGACGAAAATCCAAAAGATACAGTAAGTATAAAATTTGCCACACCTACTGATGCTAGAAAAACTGTTACCAAGGTAAAAAAAATAAAAAAACCTTATGCACGAAAAATACAAATACTGACTGTTATGGAACAACGTGCAAAAGTAATGGGTAAAACACAAGTTGTTAGTATTGCAAAGAAAGCAAAAGAAGCTTTAAAGAAAGCGAGAAAAGTTGGCTAAAATAAATATACTCATACCAGAACTTAATGATGATTACGTGGTACAAAACCAAAGACAAATAACTTATGGTATTGAAACATTAGTAAATCAATTAAATTTTGCTTATCAAAATGATTTAAAAAATGAACAAGATGCCTTTAACTTTTTTATGAGCTAATGACAATACAATATAAAAATCAAGGGTTTTCACTAACAACTACAGGCACAACAAGTGTACTGACAGCGCCAGCAAATGGTCGTTGTTTAGTAAAACAAATACAAGCGCACAATGGTTCAACAGGTGCAGTAAATTTAGCTACACAAGTTACAGACACAAGTGCCTCAGCGACATTTAGAATTGATAATGCTTCTATTGCCGCAAATACAACACGACAAATTATATCACAGACACTTGTATTAGAAGAAGGTGATATTATAAAAATGACAGCAGGTACTGGCAATGAAATACAAGGAATTATTTCTTATGCCTTATTAGATCGCTCACAGGAAAATGGATAATTTTATTTGCAATTATTAAAAAATATTGGTATTTAAGACTATGGACGTAATACATTGTAAATCAGAAGTTATCATCAAAAATAAAAAAACTGGTAAAGTTTATAAAGATGAAGATGAAGCAAAGAAAGACATCCAAGACAGCTCCACTGATACAGATGAGAGCGACATACAGCGGGACGTTAACATTATCGTCCCTGAGTTACCAATGGATGGAGAAACAAATTGACACCATTAGGTGGAACTGAACTTCAACATAACTTCTTGAGTAAATATGTTGATAATGATCTACTTAGTAATTTTTCAATTTGTACCTCAGTTCCTGAAAAAATACCTTTAGATGAAAACAAGTTAAATATACTGTGGCAAAAGAATGCCCCTAACCAACCTAATATAGCGCCTTGGTTTAAAGATAAATCTAATCACATTAAATACGATTGGTATGTATTTAATTCAAGTTGGAACTATGAAAAGTATAGAGATCTTTACGACATACCTACTGATAGATGTCATGTAATAAAAAATGGTGTAACTAATTTTCCAAATAGAATTCCATATAAACAAGGGGACAGATTAAGATTGTTATTTCATCCTACACCTTGGCGTGGTTTAAATGTTTTGTTAGCAACAATGCAATTATTAGAAAATGAAAACATTGAATTAGATGTATATAGTAGTTGTGAGATTTATGGTAAAGAGTTTCAACAAGATAACGATGACAGTTATGTTGATTTGTATGACCAGGCTCGTAACCTTAAAAATGTAAATTATCTTGGTTATAGGCCTAATGAATTTATTTTAAGTAAATTACCTCATTACCATATGTTTGCTTATCCTAGTATCTGGGAAGAAACATCGTGTATATCTTTACTTGAGTCAATGGCCGCAGGTCTGTATTGTATTGTCACTAACTATGGGGCTTTATATGAAACAGGAGCCGAGTTCCCTGTTTATGTCAACTATGAAACTAATTTAGTAAACTTGGCTCACCAGTTTGCAGAAGGTATTAAGATATGTCGGGACACGCTCCACGAACCAGTGATCCAACAGCATTTAGATTTACAACAAAATTATATTAAACGTTTTTATTCTTGGGATAAGAAAGCTTTAGAATGGTCAACTTTTTTGCAGGGTGTTCTGGATGCAAAACAATAAACCTATTTGGTTAAAAAAAGAACAACCCATAAGTCTGTTTGTTGCTACTCCTGTTCACAGTGATGTGTCAATGCATTATGCACAAACGATGCTTGAACTACAAAAAGAATGTATGAAGAGAAACATCAGAGTTATGTTTCAAATGATGAAGTCATCGCTTATTACACAAGGTAGAAATTTATGTGTTAGCTATTTTTTAAATACAGATTTTACACATATGTTATTCGTAGATTCTGATATTGCTTTTGATCCTGTATCTGTATTACGATTATTAGAATTTGATAAAGATATAATTTCAGTACCTTATCCTATGAAAACTGCACAATGGGATGTGCTTATGGAAAAGATACAAAAAGGATATATTACTGATCCTAATAAATGTGAGCATCACATTCTTAAATATCCATTGTTGATTAAAGATGATAACACAAATATAAAAATTGAAAAAGGTTTGATTGAAGCGACACATTGTCCTACTGGTTGTATGTTAATTAAACGAGATGTATTTAGTAAATTAATTCAAGAGTACCCAGATAGACAGATAATCCAAAAAACTACTATTGATGGTAAGCATATGGATAGGCCTCATTTTTATAATTTTTTTGACACTTATTATGATCCTGAAACAAAAAAGTATTTAGGAGAGGACTTTGCTTTTTGTAGATTATGGTCATTAATTGGTGGCAAAATGTATTGTTACATAATGTCTTATATAACTCACGTTGGTGAATATCAATATACAGGTCGTTTATATGATGAGATGCATGGAGAGGGAGTTGAAACTCCCACCAAATCAGAGTAAACTAGACATTAGTAATTACTAAAGGAGATTTTTTATGCCGGGTCCATTTGCAATAGGACTAATGGTTGGCACCGCCGCTTTTGGTATAGCGAAACTAGCAGGTGCATCAACAAGAACAGCATTATTAGCAGGTGGCTTAGCTGGACTAGGAGCAGGTGCCCTTTCTGGATTAGGAACAGCAACAAAAGCTAGTACATTGGTTGGGGAAGCCGCAACATCCGCTAGTATGGCGGGGGGAACTGTTCCCGCCACTAAACTAAGTACAATTACAGCAACTACAAATCCATTTATTGCTGGTTCAACCACAGGTGGAACTCTTGGTAACATTGCCGCAGGGGCAGGCGGTTTGACAGGAACAGGTGGTGCGGTTTTAGCATCAGGTGGTGGAAAATTACTTCCAACAGCCGTAGGTGGTGCTGGCATAGAAACTATAGGAGGAACACTTGCAAGAACACCTCAAATGTATGATCAGTCAGTACCTGGTAAGATCACAAGAATGGATCCCTCAACAATCGTTAGACCCACTGGCACGGTACCCACATCTATTTCAGATAAAGTAGTAAATTTTGCAAAAGAAAATGCATTTACAACTGCGGGAGCTGTTTTGACAGGTGGTCAAATGCTTAGTGATCTAACTGCACAACAACCAATTTATGATGACTCAACAGCACAACCCTATACAGAAGAAGAATATCAACAAGCTTATGATCGTCAAAGAGCAGCTATGCAAGGTCTTGGTGATAGAGCACCAGCACCTATGATGACAGCAGATGCCTTAACCCCAGCAAATGTATATGAACGACAAGAAGAAATGTTTGCAGCAAGAGAGGGCGGTTTAGCTACTCTTCAATTAAAGGAAGGGGGTATAAACTATTTACCTTCAAAATCAGATCACGATGAAAAAGATGCAAACAATTATGTAAGAGCTATGGGTTATGTAGAAGATGGTACTGGTAATGGGGACAAAGATGAAGATACTATGTTAGCACAATTAGCTGATGGTGAATTTGTGTCAAGAGCAGATGCTATTTTAGGTGCAGGTATTATGTCAGGAGCAAACCCCGATGATTTTAAAGATATGAGAAGGAAAGGTGCTCAATTTTTTTATAAACAACAAGATTCTCTAAAAAGAGTTTATGATTTAATAAATGATGGAAATAAAGCAAGTTGATATAGAGTGTGTAGATGTGTTTTGGGATAAGGTTAAATATTGGATTGAACGTGCAACCAAACAATCAAACGGTAGACACAATTTAGATACGACTTATAGTTTACTCAAATCAGGTACTATGAAAATGTTTCTTATTGTTGTTAAAAAAACGATCTGTGCAGTTTATGTTGTACAAAAAGTATTCTACCCTGCAAAGACAGTATTATGTATTTTGTTTTGTGGTGGTAGCAAAGTTATAAGAAATATAAAAAAGATAGAAAACTTTTTTATGTCTTATGCAAAAAAACAAGAATGCTCTGGTCTTGAGATTATAGGAAGAAAAGGATGGGGTAGAGCAATAAAGAAAAATGGTTTAGAATTTAAACAAACAGGATATTTTTATGAAGTGGCTACTTAAACTCTTACCAACTCAATTAAAGATTTGGTTATATAAACTTTTATACAAAGACATTGCTAGCAAAGGTCAGGAAGAGGATACTGAACTAGCGCATATAAATAAGTTTGAACAGGCCTTATTGAAAAGTATAGGTGGTAAAGGTATCAACAACCCAAACACTGGTTTACCTGCTTATATGGGTGGTGGTGGTTCTGGTGGTGGTTCCCCCGCTCCAGCTCCCTCGCAACCTGAAAAAACCACACAGATCACAAGAGAAGCACCAGAGATTGAAGCACGTAAACTTGCATTATTTGATGAAGCCATAGAATTAGGCACGATGCCTATTCCTGTACCAAGTATACAGGTAGCTCCTCCCTCACCTTTACAACAACAACAGTTTGCACAAGCTACAGGCTTAGCATCATTAGGTCAGCCCGCATTTACACAAGGTATTGGATCTGTTCAACAAGCTCAGGCAACAGCTCAAGGTATGCCAGACATTATGAGATTTATGAACCCTTATCAATCGTTTGTTACTGATGAGATTAACAGACAAGCAGAAATTTCTAGAAATCAATTAGCAAGTCAAGCCATTCAATCTGGTGCTTTTGGTGGTGGTAGAGAAGGTGTGGCTCTTGGTGAATTAGAAACAGGAAGAATACGTTCAATTAGTGAAGCACAACGTGCTGGTTACCAAGATGCATTAAAGGCCGCTCAGGCACAACAGGGACAAGAAATTTCAGCAGGTTTAGAAGGTGCTCGATTATTAGGCACTTTAGGTGGTGCTCAAGCTCAAGCCGGTATTGGTGCCGCTCAAGAAATGGCAAGAGCGGGAGCTGTACAACAACAATTAGCTCAACAAGCGTTAACTGCCCAAAGACAAACAGAAGTAGCAAGAGCCTATGAGCCTTATCAAAGAATAGAATTTCAAAAGGGTATTATGACAGCCTTACCTACTGCTGCATCAACTGTTACTCAAACAACAGGTCCTGGTGTTGATCCTTTAGCTAAAGCCGCATCAACAGGATTAGGTGCTTATGCTGCCTATCAACTTCTAAAGCCAATGGGGTAAAGTATGGATAAGACTTTACTCAGACCTTTATTTCAAAAAAGATTTATGGAGTTACACAAACCACAAGGTTTTCGCTCTGGTGCAGCTATTGATTTCCAACAAATTGCTATGGGTAATCAAAGTAAACAACCAAACAATGATCAAGGTATCATGCAGATTGAACCAAAAAATGATCAAGGTATCCTACAGGTTGCGAATCTTATGCCTGATGCCAGTGCACCAGTTATTGATGTTCAGAGAAGAGAACTACCTGAACCAGGGATTTTAAATGCTCTCAAGCAAGGTTTTGATGAAAGCAACGAGCAAACTAGAATAAAAAAAAATGTGGAAGCCATTAATCAGGGGCGAAAGCAAGGTGAAACTATTGAGGATTTAAATCAAGAAGTTGATCAAGCTCAAGAACAAGAACACTCTGAATTTTTAAAATTTCTAGAAAAACAAGGCGACCCTCAACCTCAGCAACCTCCAACAAAAACGCCAACAAAAAAAACAAGTGATGCATCAGGTTTATTTTCAGATAGTGAGAGAACTGCTATTTTTGCTGGACTTTTAGCAAGAGGTATAGGTCAGCCTGGTAATTTTTTTGATAATTTAGGTCCTGCATTAGGTGGTGCTGCTATGGGTTTAGCTGATCTAAAAGCAACAGAAGCAGAGTTGGCAAAAGCAAAATCGACAGGTAAACCTTTTGAAGTTTATGATCCAAATGCAAAACAAAATGTTTTAATTCGTCCCGAAAATTTTATTGAGGGTTTTCATCAACCTGCAAAAGCAAAAGAAAAGGCAGATGATTATGTTGAGAAATACGACAGAAAACTTGAAACACTTGTTAGTGTAAAAAAAAGTGAATTAGGTGCAACTATGTCACCTGAAGACAAGACCGCTAGATATATCAACATACCAAAGATGATTGATGTAATTGCAAACACTGATTTACCTGAGTTTGGTTTAAAAGAAGGTGATAGTAAACCAATACCCGTCTTTGAATATTTTGCAAATAAAAATAAGTTTAGATCAAAAGATCCAGATGACATCGCAGAAAAAGTTGCCTTTGAGTTTCAAAAAAGAACGGAAAAAAAGAAAGCAGATAGAATTGATGAATCAAACGAAAGTATGCTGGGAGCTTTAACTGTTGCCAGATTAGCTGACAGTATAAAAAAAGATATTCAAGCTGGTGCAAAAACAGGTGCGGCAGGTGATATTGTTCAATTTGCAAACTCTAGTAGAGCTTTAGTTACTGAATTTATCAATCCTATTAGAAATAACCCTAGTAAAACAATAGTCTCTGATTTTGCAAGAATGGAAAGCGAGTTAAATAATTTAGTAGCTGATCCTACTAAAGCATCAGGACCTTATAAAGATGGTGTTGCCAAATTTGTGCAAAAAATATCAACCTTATCAGCAAGTGCGCGTTCTGCAATGATTGATTTAGCTTATACTTTAGCAAAAGCAAGAGAACCAGGAGGACGTTTTTCAACGACTGATATTGAATTAGCTATGGCGACATTGGGTGAACAAACAGATCCAAAACAAATGTTATTTGTTTTAAGAAGAGTGGCGAAAAGAGGTATTCAACAAGCAATAGACAGACATTCTTATTATACAGGTAAAGCTGAATCAGATTTTGATCCTATATTTCAAGAGGTCATAAAAGCAAGAGATGAGTTGGGAGGCTCTGGAGAAGCGTATTTTGAAGAAATAGAAGATAAAAATAATAATAATAATAATAATAATAATGGTGGCCCTCCACCTATACCATAATAAAAAATGATTATATACGAAACATTACCAGAATATAAAAAAAGAGAAGAAGAGCAAAGACCTGAGTTTTTTGAAAAAAATATTAAAGGACGTTCTGATCTTGATCTTTTATATGAAATGTATAACAAGAGAAGACAAGCTGGTGATACACAAGATTTTTTTAGCTATGTTGAAACTAAAGATCCTGAAGGCATCTTCTATTCTAGAGAAAAATTTATGGAAAGTGGTTCTGGTCGTCACTTTGAAGGAGATGAAGATGTAAATTCAATGTCAGATATAAGATTTGCACAGAGAGTTTACGATTATGTAGATAAAAATATAAATTTAAATACAGAACAAACTTTAAATAATAAAAATAGAAGACAAACAAAAGTGCTTTTTAAAGACTTTTTACAAAATTTTGCACCTAAACCAGATAAGATAATTAATTCTGAAAAATACGGTGATGTAGCTGTTAAAGAATATTATTCACCAGCAGAAATTGGACTTGAATTAAACAAATATGAAGGTGACCTTGGTACTTTACCAAGAGGTGAAATTAGTCTTAATGAAGCTAGATTTGCAGGTAGTTTGGCAAAAGATTTAAAAAATCAAACAATTGCTTATGATAAACTATTACGACCAATTGTTGGTCAAGATCCTCAAATTTCTTTTGGTAGATATACTAATGAGTTTGAGTTTTTTAATCCCGCTTTAAATGAGGGTAAAGGGGGAAGACAGTTGATCAATGACCCTAATTTTACTTTAGCTGATGTTACTGGTATTGGTGGAGATGCCCTTGTTGGTGCTGCTGATATGGTAGGTGCTGGGTTAGGGTTAATATATGGTGGTCCTGTAGGATCTGCTGTGGGATCTGGTCTAGCGAGTGGTGTAGCTGATGCGATTCGCATAGGTGCTGGTTATAATTTATATGGTATAAATTTAGACGAAAAATCAGATGAAGAAATAGGTGACCTGATGACAAGAGCGGGTGTAAATACTGGTTTAATAAATGCAGGAATTACAGGAACTACTTATGCTTTGCCTTTTATAGCTAAATTAGGATATAGATTGGCTAAGGGTGGTAAAGTTGAGTTATCTGATTTAGCAGAAGATGTTGATCCAGCTAAATTGAAACAAGTTGAAAAATTAGAAAGAGAAGTTAATGACAGACTTGATTACTACAATGTTTCTAGAAAAGTTAAATTTAAATTACCTCAAGCAACTAACAATCCAAAACAATTAGCGGATTTAGAGATGTACGAAACAGACCCCAATTATGGTGTTGCTGGTAAGTTAGGTAATTTTAACAAAGAAAATGCAGAGGCTTTGTTTTTGTTAAACAGGAAAATACAAAATAGTTTACAGGGGACATTTGATCCATTTGACCCTATGGCAACAACAAAATTAAATAAACAAATACAAGACATAGTTAACACTAGAAACAAACCAAGATTAAAAATTTTATCTGATACACTAAATAAATCAGAAACAAACCTTTTTGATGAAATTATTAAGTTACCCGATGGTCAAATGAAACCACAAGGTCAAAAAATTAGAACACTTGTTGAGGAACTTGAAGAAAAAATGTATACAGATTTTAAAGAAAAGTACACACTTTTGGGAGGGTTAGAGCAAGGTCGTAAAATTGAAACTGATTTAATACAAAAATATATCTCAGGTTTGACTGACAAACAAAAAAATAATCTTTTAAAAGTACAACCCGCTATTAAAGATATTGTTAAACTGTCAAAAACAGGCACCTTACCAAAAGAGGTAACTTTAAATCAAATTCGTAACACTTTGTCTACAGTGTATGACATGGAAAGACAAGCCGCTAAAGGTATTCCAGAACAGTTACCAGGTTTTGCTACAGGTTTAAAAAAGGCAATACATGAACAGTTTGAGAAGTCATTAAAACCAAATGACCCATGGAAATTAAAATATGACGAAATTACAAATCTTTATAGAAAGGGGAAAGAGAGATTTTCAGGGGCAATTGCTGATTTAACGTATATGAAAAATGGTGTACCAATGATCGCTGATGAAAACATTTTTACATCAACTTTTAAAAAAGCAGGTGCTAACACAGGGCAACATCAAACAACTGATTTAACTTACGACATTTTAAAAGAAAGACCAGATATGCTTGATGGTTACCGTCAAGCTATAGAAGATTTTTATAGAACAAAAATTAAAGATAAAAGTGCAGCACAAATTCAAGCTATTCACAAAGATTTTGTAGACAAAGATAGAGGTTATGGTTACATACTTGAAAAATTTTATGGTAGAGAAGGTATGTCTAATATTATGAAGAATGTTGATGGGCTAGCAAAAGAAAACATAAAGATTCAAGCGAAGAATAAAAGAATATTAGAAAAATTTAACAAATCATTTAAGGGGCAATTGGGTAGTTTAGACCCTGACAATATTTTTGACAAAACATTTAATCCAAAATTACCATCGCAAATTTTAAGAACTGTTAACATCATTAAAGATAAACCAGAGCTACTTGGATCTTATCAAAGAAAAGTTTTAGAAAATTTTAAAGACAGAGTTTCAACAAAAAGTTTTCTTGGAGATCAAGAATTTGACCCTAAAAAATTCGTCAATGTATATGGTAATCAACAGGAAAGAAATGCTCTAAAAATAGTATTTAAAAATAATCCTCAAGTTTTAAAAGATTTAGATGTGATAGGTAAAAGTTTTGAAGTGTTTACACGTAAGGCACCTGGAAGACCTGAAAAAAACAAATTTCAGTGGCTTGTTGATATAATTAGAGTGCCTTTTGGTGTATTTACAAGTGAGGGAAGAATACTTTCTGGTTCATTAAAATATCTATCAGCAAAGTATAATAAAAATATGGCTGATGTTTTTATGGATCCAAAAAAAATATCACAATTACGTGAATTTATTGAAAGACGCAATTCAAAAACAGCAATTGAAAAATATGACGAAGATATTATAAAGTATTTATTTGGTTTTGATTATAAAGCAATAGGTGTTGATGATGAGGTTAGTCCTCGTGATATAGAAACAATAGAAAAAATTAAGATTCTAAGAAAAGGTGGACAACCAAGTGACGTTGATATTACTGAAATTCAACCGCAACAAAATGCACCATCAGTAAATATGTTCGCTATGGAGCAAATGCCACGACCCACGGAACCCGCTCCAATCGCACCCCCTCCTGTACAACAACCACAACCCGCAGGTATAGCTTCACTGCCACAGGATAGAGGTCAAACGTATGCAGGATTATTTCCAAACGATCCCTCGGGACAAATGATAGCACAAAGAGGAACACAAGATGCCGGAGCCTAGAACAACAAAAGAACACATCATTTCACTATACGGTCATATGGAAGGTGTTAAAAAAGAAGTCAAAAACATAAAAGAAAACCATTTGACACATATGCATCAGGACATTGATAAAATTGGTGCTAAAGTAGACAAGTTGTTATTTTGGATGATGAGTGGTATGCTAAGCATAATTGTCACCATTGTAGGACTTATCGTATGGACCCAATAACTATAGCCACTTCAGCATTTGCCGCAATAAAATCTGGAGTTTCAGTAGGAAAAGAATTGCACAGTTTGTCTGGACAAATAATTAAATTTGTCAAACAAATGAATGTTGTAGAAGAAGAGCATAAAAAAGAAAAATCTAAATAGTTTACAACAACTAATGAAGAGGCCCTAGACTCGTACTTTAAATTAAAACAAGTGCATGATATGGAAAACCAACTAAGAGAAATGTTTATGCTATATGGTGCACCAAATGCTTGGAGTGAATTTATTGCTATTCGAACAGATATTAAAAAGAAAAGACAAGCAGCTATAGCAAAAAAAAAAAAAGAAAGAGAAGATTTTATAATGATTTGTGCTTATGGAGCACTTGCTATTGCTTTGATTGGATTAATTTCACTTTTACTTCTAAACAGTAATTTGCTCAAAAACTAGGCAAATAACAAAGCGATTTAAAGGCCGTGGAGAGCTTTTTTTAATGTCCTTGATGGTTTACTACCTACCTAAAATAGACTAATATAATGTAAGTTAACTAAAATAAACCTATAGGAGAAAATAATGAGAAAAAATATGAAATCTAAAGGCTATGCCAAAGGCGGAGCTAAAATGATGAAAGCCATGGGTGGTCGTATGATGGCTAAAGGTATGGCAAAAGGTGGAGCTAAAAAAGTAATGAAAGCTAATGTTGGTATGTTAGCAAATAAAGGAAAAGGTAAAGCAAAAAAAGGTATGCCAAATATGTCAATTACCGATTTTAAAAAACTAGCCAATCAACTAGGTTATAGCACCAAAAAAAAATAATTACTTGCCATGTGGTATTTAACATTTATGATGGGGTATGGCTTATTTGATAAGTAACATACCCTATTTTAAAGTTTGGGTACGAAAAGAATTTACACACAATCACAGAAAATATCATGGAGAGTATATTCATGCTCTTGCTTGTGCTGTCAATTGTGTGCCGGACAGATGTTTAAGTTTCCAAGTTATCTTTACAGGATGTGAAGACGAAGATAATAGACTGGAAAATCCTCATGGCGGAGCGATGTGGGCAAGAATGCCTATCACTGCTCTTGTGGCAGATGAACCTTTGGATAAGTTTCCTCCTCCTATCCCAACTCATCTGGCACAGCCATGGGATTGTTCTTCCAGAAATCACGAAGTTATAGTATTTGATAGGACTTCATCAAGTCCCTGGCTATGTAAAATAGATGGTAAATTTTATTCCGGTAAATACTATATGACGGTTGATTACACAGGATCAGAAATATCTGATGATCCTGCGCAACACAAACAGTCACATATACTTGAACTTACAGAAGGACCTTGGAAAGGGTGTATAGTTGCTTTACCTAATAATAGAGTAAGGGTTACCTCACCCGCTATGTGGGTTACAGGTAGTGGCGCTCCTGATTTTGTACCAAGTCAATGGAAACATTGTGCTGAGAGTGATGATAGTTATATGGATTGGAAAACAACATTTAATAACTTATATGCGAAAGATGAAGATGAATGAATTTATGAGTGAAAGGTTTTATTTGGTAAACAAAAGAGGTAATATTATTTATACTGATTCTGGAAAACCTGTATTTATACCGGAAGATTATAGAAAATATTACAAACCTTTACCTAATGAAAATACTAAGAGAAAATAATAGTTTTACAATCACTGACTTTGTTATAGATCCAAAATATAACTATAGTGAATATACAAGGAATGATGAATCTACAGGTAGAACCTACAATGTTGGTGACAAAAAAATACCCTCAGTAACAACAATTTTATCTGGAACTCAAAGTGAGGACAAACGAAAAGCTTTGGCCGCTTGGAGAGAAAGGGTTGGTTATCAAGAAGCTACAAAGATAACCACACAAGCCGCAACCAGAGGAACTGAGATGCATTATATTATGGAACAATATCTTAATGGTGTTGGGTATTTAAATTTATCAAAAGAAGGAAGCTTACCACGAATGATGGCTCATACAATTGTTTCTAATCTTGATAAATTAAGTCGGGTATACGGAACAGAAGTCAGCTTGCACTATGAAGATCAATGGGCAGGATCAAGTGATGCTGTTGGTGTTTACAATGGTAAGCCTACGATAATTGATTTTAAACAATCCAATAAACCTAAACGAGAAGAATGGATTGAAGATTATTATTATCAAATAGCTGCATATGCCTTAGCGCATAAAAAAACCTTTGGTGATATTAAACAAGGTTTGATTTGTGTATGCACCAAAGATTTGTTGTATCAAGGGTTTTTGGTTAATGAAGAATTATTATCAGAGTATGAGAAGAAATGGTTTGCGAGAGTAGAAAAGTTTTACAAAAATTTTAAGACTTCTTCACCTAAGGTTTGAGCACTTAATTTCATCTTTGAATTCAATGTTTTAAGAATAAATTCATCAAGTGTTTTATCTGCAATAAGGTCAATGTATGTAACACT